GCTCGCTATCGATTGCTTGGTACCGGCGGGTTTGAAAAAGTCGCGCCGGATGGTGAGCTCAAGCATGGCAAGCTTTCCGACCAAAAGTACAGCAACAAGGCTGATACCTACGGTCAGATTCTTGCGCTGACTCGTCACGACATCATCAACGATGATCTCAACGCATTCATGGACATCCCTCGCCAAATGGGACGCAGTGGTGCGGAGTCGATCGACGACCTGTTCTTTACGTTGCTCCTCAAGAACACCGGGTTCTTCTCCTCGGCTAACGCCAACTTGCTCACGGGTCCAGACACAAAGTTCGGTCCCGAATCGCTCACCGTTGCCAAGACAACCTTCCGCAAACAGAAGGCTGGACCGAGCAACAAAGCCAAGGACCAAAAGCCGATCAACATTCGGCCTGAGTTCTTGGTTGTTCCGGTAGAGATCGAAACTGATGCGGAACTGCTGATGGGTTCGGCGCAATTGATGATCGATGCGCAAGGAACGCCGACCAAGATCCCGGTCGACAACCCTCACCGCAACAAGTACCGCGTCATTTCAACGCCGCACTTGTCGGACAGCTACTACCAGGGAGCCAGCGGCTCGGCTTGGTATCTGTTCGCTAATCCGAATGTGCTGCCGGCGTTTGAGATTGTGTTCCTCAATGGTCGACGCACGCCGGTCATCGAACGCGTTGAAATGCCTGCCAACACACTTGGCATGGGCTTCCGTTCTTACATCGACTTCGGTGTGAACTCGCAAGACCCACGCGCTGCTGTGAAGGTTACCGGCGAGTGATCTCCTTAGATGGGTCGGATCTGTCGGATTCGACCCATCCGTCCTAACAAACTCAAGACTCAAGACTCAGGACTCCAGACTGATATGCAAGCTCAATTTGTTCATGACGGTAAGACCGTCGATTTCACTCCCACAGCTGATGTCGCGGTTGGATCAATCGTGATTCAAGGCGACCTAGTGGGGATTACCAAACGCGACCTCAAGGCCGGCTCGCTCGGCTCGATCGCTGTTGAAGGTGTTTTTGATATTCCCAAAGACCCCGCTCTGGCTGTCGAGTTCGAAGCTGGCACCAAAGTCTACGTTGACGAGGATGGCAGCGTCGTCGCTGACGATGTTGGCACCAAGTACCTCGGCAAAGTCGTGACTGATGCTGCCGCCACTGATTCCTTTGTCCGCGTTCGCCTGAGCCAGTGATGAGACACCGTGAGCAACAACGCACAAATCATAAACATTGGAGCGAACCACGTTGCTGACGGCACGACTGTCGACTTCGTACCTGAGGTTGATGTGCCTGCAGGTTCGATCGTCGTCGTGGGAAAGCTTGTGGGCATCGCCAAGTTTGGGATTGGTGCGGGCTCACGAGGCAGCATCACGGTTCGCGGCGTCTTCGACGTCGTGAAAGATCCAACCACAAACATTCCGGCTGGAACGATCCTTTACTGGTCGCAGATCAGTTGGCATGTGGTCAAGAACGCTTACGCCCATTCGATGATCGGCAAAGCCATAGAGGCCGCGCCGCCAGGCACACTCACAGTCCGTTTACGTTTGAGTCAATAGATGATGGCATCAATCGCAAAAGTAACAATCGATCGAGCTCGCGCAACGCAGTCCTTGCGGATGGCCAATGGTCTAGTCAGCCAATGGCTCTCGGTTGGCGAGTATCGCAGTTGCTTTTGCGTGGCAAACCAGTCCGTTCCGTCAGCATGGATCATCGAAGGTCGTTTACCCAACGGCGATAACGTCCAACTCGCCAGTTACGAGACCGATTTGTTTGATCCGACCAATCCACGCTACGTCACGATGAAGGCTATGTGTGGGCTGCCTATTCGATTCGTTGCGGCTACGCCTCAAACGAACGCGCGATTGTGGGTGGTATTCAAAAGTTAGCGACGACTACCGCTGGCCCGCACCAGGGGCACGAGTTGGGCCTCGGCTCTCCAAACGATCCCTGCGTTTGCGGTCCAGCGTTAGTTGTCACTTCACAATGTTTCTGTTTTCTCTGCTTAAGGATCCGTGTTCTATGAGAATCGCAATTCACGTCGCCATGTTGGCGATCCTCACTTACCTTGCATCTACTGTCTCAGCACAGGAGGTGGTTTGCAAAGATGGCCAATGTTCGACTATCCAGTTGGTTCCTCTCACTGAAGAGATTCAGATCGATACATCCACCATCGAAAGCTCGGCCGCTAGTGATGAGGATCGATTCACCCAAGTCATTCGAGCCACAGTTCGTGTCACCATTAGCGGCGTTTGCGGGAGCGGAACGGTTGTCGGTCGCGATGCAGATGGAAACGCGATCGTTCTTACCAACGCTCACGTAGCGGGCACTCAGCGAGGTCGCACCGTTAACCTCGAACGGTGGAACTCAGATGGTTCCGTTGAGCGAGGCCGAGGAGCTATCATCTCTTCCGGATATGGCCGAGGGATGAGCGTCGACTTTGCCTTGCTTAAATGCAACGCTGAGTTTGCAAAAGATGTCCGCCCGATCCCGCTCGCCGACCGTTATCCAACCAAGGGGGCAATGGTCAGCACTTACGGCTGCCCTCGCTGTGAATGGCCTAGCTTGCAAGTGCTTAGCTTGAATCGTAGCGAAGGGCAAATTCTTACTTGGAAGCCCGAAGCGATTGGAGGTCGGAGCGGTTCTAGCGTGATCGACTATACCGATGTCGGTCCTCGTGTCGTTGGGCTCCTCACTTGGGGAGGCGGTGGCGAAGGGCTTGGTCAATCGACTCCGTTCTTGCTCCAAGCCATGAAGGGCCGTCTGCCGAAATCGCTCGAGGCTCTGCCACAAGGTGTACGCGAAGTTTCCGATGAGCAGGAAAAGTACCACGTTGCGACTTGGCCGACTCAACCTCTGGCTGTATCGAATCAAACAAGCGATCCCGCCTCACAAGATGTCATTGACTCCATCGTTGAGCCTGACCAAGAAACTATCCTGCGTCCACGTCCGCGGGACGAAGATGGAAAACGCAATCCTGCGGATAGACCTGTCTTGGGATTATTCGAACGCATTCAACGCTGGATTCGCGACAAGCTCCTTATCGGATTGCTTGTGATTGGAGCATTCGCCACGGGCGTCCTTTTCGGACGATCAGGAAGAAAACTTCTGCCTGTGTAGCATGCGTCCGTTCAAAGTTGTTGTCTTTCATCTCTATGCTCTAGGACACAAGTCTGCACTATGTTTCATTGGATTGGATACTTGCTGTGTTGCTATTTGTCAGCGGATCTTTTGGCTGGCTTCTGGCATTGGTGGGAAGATCGTTATGCGGATGTGAAGTGGCCATTGATTGGCGATTGGATTGCCAAGCCCAATCAGCTGCACCATGACCAGCCTTTGGCATTCCTAGATCAAGGCTATTGGTCTCGCAACTCAACAACGATCATTCCCGCAGCGATCGCGTTCTTGCTGACGGTACCGCATCCAATCTGTGGAGTATTTGTGTTTGTGAGTCAGGCAAACGAGATTCACGCTTGGGCTCATAGCAAGGGAAAAGTCGCCTCATGGATCGAAGCACTGCAATCGATCGGTTTGTTGCAATCTCCAAAGCATCACGCACAACATCACATTGATCCATTTGAATCGAAGTACTGCGTGATGACTGACTTGCTCAATCCACTGCTTGATCGAATCAAGTTCTGGCGACGACTGGAGTGGATTGTTGAGCGAAAGCTGGGAGTTGTTCCAAACAAATGAGCGATTTACTTAAGAACGGCCAGGAGTGGCTTGCCTCAAAACTCACCCAACACGCATCTCGCCAGGTCGTATATCGCCGAGGAGAGCTGGGGGCCACGCTCCAAGCAACAATTGGCAAGTCGATGTACGACCAGGACGATGGCGAAGGCATTGTGACTCGCAGCCAAGTCCGTGATTTTCTGATCGATACCTATGCGCTACTTTCCTCGATTATCGGAACGTTGCCACGACGCGGTGACACCATCGTGGAGATCGATGGCGACCACACCTTCATTTTTGAAGTGATGGCCCTAGGTGGCGATCCACCCTGGCGCTACAGCGACCCATTCCGTTTGAAACTTCGAATCCACACCAAACAAATCGAATCACATCCGTCATGACGACAGTTTTACAAGTTGCCGATAGTGTCACCGCCCAGCTCAACGCCGCTGAGTTCGACTTTGAATTCGTTGCCGAGCGGATGTACGTTCCCAGCTTCGACCTCGAAGACATGAAAGAACTCCGCGTGACCGTTGTGCCTCGCGATGTTGAGCTATTCCCTCACGACCGCGCCCACAACAAGTACCACTGCCGGGTTGATGTCGCGGTGCAGAAGAAGTTTTCGAAGGGAACCAACGAGGAGATCGATCCGCTGGTTGATCTTGTGGAAAAGATTGCCGACGAGTTTCGCCTGAAGAGGCTCGATTCATTTCAAGCGGCTCGATGCGTGAAGGCCGAGCATGCAGTGCTGTACTCCAGCGAACACTGGGAACAACTGCGCCAGTTTACAAGCTTGTTGACCTTAACCTTTGAACTAGCGCGATGATCAAGATCACGGTTCGAACTCAATTCGATAAGCAGAAGCTCAAGAAGAAGGTGGAAACAGCGACCTTCACTTCTCTGAGCGAAGCCGGCGGTACGGTTCGAAAGACAGCCAAGCGGAGCATTCGGAAACGTAAGAAGGCATCGAAGCCCGGAAGCCCACCGAATACACAGACAGGCATGCTCAAGCGAGTGATTCGATACGACGTCACCAACAACCGAACCGTTGTAGCGATCGGCCCTGTGAACGAGATCGCTGGACAGATCTGGAACTTGCATGAATTCGGTGGCGTGGCAACCAAGCGTCGAAAGCTCAAGCCGCATCGATTTAAGGTTGGCGAGCATGGTCCCATCCGTGCCATACAACACGGAAGCAAGACCAAGTTTGCGAGGATCGAACTACAAACTGCGGCGCAAGCCAACCGAGCAACTCGCTTGATTGTCGAGGAGAACGAGCGACGCAGTGACAACAAGCCTCGCCATTATCCCAAGCGACCATTCATGAAGCCGGCTCTGGAAGCCAATCGGAGTCGGCTACCCACGTTCTGGGCCAACTCAGTCAAGTAAACGTTCGTCATAAGGAATCATTCACAATGCCAGAAGTAAGACTTGGTCTCGAAGCCGTCCTCACCATTGACGGCGTCGAGATCACCAACGTCAAGGATTTGACCGTCAGCCTCGAAAAGGCCGAAGCGGATGCCAGTACACGTGCCAATAACGGTTGGCGTGCTACGGTCGGGACGCTGAAGGATGCGTCCATCGAGTTCACGGTGCTGAACAAGGATGGCGATAGCGCGTTCGGCTTACTTCAAGGCTTGTGGAGCAGCGGTGATCCATGTGATGTCGGCATCAGCGACGCTGGTGGAACACTCACGCTGACTTGCGAAGTGATGACCTTCAATGTTAACCAGAACTTGGAGGAGGTCATTTCGGCTGATGTGACTCTCAAACCAACGCAATCGACTGGCGGTGGTGGCATGAATGTGGGACCGGGCTTGGCTGGTCCTTGATCGCTGTCGTTGTAGTTGGTTTAGAGGATTCATAACACTCAGGGAGGCATCATGCAGAAGTTCGTTGACCGCGCCGGTCGCATTTGGATTGTGGATATCGATAACACAACGCTGCGGCGCGTGAAGACTCTCACCGGCGTACATCTCCTAGAAGCGATCGACGGTGATTTGATCACGCGACTCTCAACCGATCCGTTGCTCCTGGGCGATGTGCTCTATGCCATCTGCAAGCCGCAAGCGGACCAGCAGCAGATCACGGACGAAGCATTTGGTGAAGGACTTGCTGGCAATTCGATCGACGATGCAACCGGTGCACTCCTCGAAGCACTGATCAATTACTTCCCGGAGTCGCGACGCCGTCTTCTGCGGAAGGCGGCCGAGAAGCAGAAGCTGATCGAGACACGGGGGATCAGTGCGATCGAGAAGCGACTGGACGATCCGAACTTGGTCGACAAGCTCGTAGAAGATCTAGAACGCAAGCTCGCTGTGCCGACATTGAACGACTCATCGTCCGACTTGCCGGCATCGTCGGAGTCGATCCAGGTCCCTTAACGCTTCGCCAACTTGTGCTGATGGCCGAGGCCAAACGCCAACACGATTGGAATGTCGCGAGCACAATCATGGCGTTGATGGCCGAGATGAACCGTGATCGTAAGAGACGTCGCAAGCCATTCAAGCCCGACGACTTCAATCCCTACTCAGACCAAAAGCCAATCGTTGCTCGCGGAACTGTTGAGCAAGCAGCAGCGATGCTCGGTGCTAACTTTCAACCAAGAACTTCAGAGTTGCCATGTCCCAAGTCAGAGCCGGAGGAGCCTACGTCGAGCTGACCGCGAGGAGCGCCCAGTTCCTGAAGGGGCTCGAAGCTGCGCAAAAACGGCTCAAATCGTTCGGTGCATCCACGCGACTGGTTGGCACCAAGCTCACTGGCCTTGGTGTCGCAGCGGCAGCACCTGTGGGAGCCAGCCTGGCAGTCTATACCAGTTTCGATGATGCGATCCGGGCCGCTGGCGCAGCTGCCAATGCAACCGGTGCGACATTGGAATCGCTCCGCAATAAAGCGAAACACTTGGGAGCTACCACCAGCTTCTCGGCCAGTGAGGTTGCTTCGTTGATGACTGAACTCGGTCGAGCCGGTTTCTCACCCAAGCAGATTGAGGAGATGACTGGTGCGGTCATGAATCTAGCTAGAGCAACTGGTACGGATGCAACCGTTAGCTCTGGGATCATGTCAGCCACGATCCGTCAATTCAGCTTGGAAGCAACCGATGCTGTGCGAGTCTCAGATCGATTAACTGCAGCAGCCAACATGTCCTTCAATTCGGTCGAGTCCCTTGGGGAAGCATTGCAGTATGCAGGTCCTGTGGCAGCTGATGCCAACATGAGCCTCGAAGAAACGCTGGCAGTTCTCGGCACGCTCGGAAACCTCGGTATTCAAGGTAGTGAGGCCGGTACCGCGCTGCGTCGATTGCTCACCCTGGGGGCCGCTGAATCCGAGAAGTTTCAAAAGGTATTTGGCGTTGCGACTAAGGATGCCCAAGGGAATGCTCGCGACCTTGTGGACATTCTCGGCGAAGTTGCCGCTGCATCAGCCAACATGGGAAGCGGTGACCGCGCCCAAGCTTTCAACGAAGTCTTCGGTTTGATGGGCATCACCAGTGCATCGGCCATCGGAAAGACAGTCACCGACACCAAGAAGCTGCTTGCCGACCTTAAGAAGTCGAATGGCATCGCCGACAAGACCGCCCGGGATATGGATGCTGGGATCGGAGGCGCGTTCCGAATCCTGAAAAGCTCGATCGAGGGAGTGGCCATTGCGATCGGAGAATCGCTCGACCTCTCGGTCACAAAAATGATGAACGCAATCTCTCGGGCTCTTTCCGGTCTGATTGAATGGATCGGCAAGAACCAGGAAGTGGTCAAGAAGGTCGCTCTCATTGTTGCAGGCGTCGTCGCGGTCGGCGCGGCCTTCATCGGTATTGGTAGTGCGGCTGCGGTGGCTGCGTTCGCTGTTGGTGGTCTTGCTTCGATGTTCTCGCTGGTGGGAACCGCGATCGGTGTTCTTGTGACCATGATCGGCGCTCTGTTCACACCTATCGGGCTTGTTGTCGCTGCGGTTGCCGCACTGGGTGCCTATTTCATCTACTCGTCCGGCATCGCTGGCGAAGCGATCGAGTATTTGAAAGGCGTCTTCGAGACGCTGAAGGCCGACACGATCAAGGCCTTTGGTGCGATCGCCAATGCACTGGCTGCCGGAGATATCACCGCAGCAGCCAATGTTCTGTGGACCTATCTCAAGCTCCAGTGGATCAAAGGCACAACCTATCTCAAAGGAGTGTGGGCCGATTTCACCAGTTACCTGTCCGATGTTTGGGGCGAAACCGCTTATGCGATTGGCGATGTGCTGATTAGTGCCCTATCAGGACTTGCTAGCGTATGGAATGCGACGCTCGGTTTCATGGCCGATGGTTGGACGATCCTCACAACCTCGGTGCAAAAAGGCTGGAACGCCACGATTGGCTTCCTCAAGAAAGGCTTCATCCGGCTTCGCGAACTCGTCGACATCGCCGGCGATGTCTCGGTGCAAATCGGTGGCGTGCTCATCAATGCTCTGGCAGGCGTTGAAACCGCATGGGTCGAAACGATCGACTATCTCGCTGACACTTGGTCGGTGTTCGTCGCCCAAGTCAAATCGATGTGGAATTCGACCGTCGGCTTTCTGCGCAAGGCCTGGATCAAGCTGAAGTCGCTATTCGATGACGATGTGAATGTCGAAGTTGAAATGGCCAAGATCGACAAGGAGATTCGAACGGCCGACGAAGCTGAAGAAAATAAGAAGCAGCAAGCAATCGCCGATCGCATGAAGCGGCGCGACGCACGTAAGCAACAGATCGAATCCAATCGTGTTCAGATGCAGGAAGGGATTAAGCAGCAACTTGACGAACGTCGCAAGGCACGCGCTGGTCGTGACATTGATGGCGAGATGGAAGTTATCGATCAAGAAACCGAAGCCAAGAACCAAACCGTTGATGCGTCCAAAGAAGAGCAGTTCAAGCAAAACGAGGCCGCAGGTGAGTCACGACAAAAGACCATCGATGACACTACCGCTGGCGTTCAAGAGACTCTTGATCAAATGCGTGAGGAAGCTCGTGTTGCCCGCGAAGCTGGTCGGCAATCGCCAGAAGATCGCGCCAAAGAGCGCGAACAGCAAGTAGCAGCAGCCCAAGCGGAGTTCGATGCGGCCGTAGAAACAGCCAACGCAGCCAAGCCCCAAGAACCAGCTCCTGCTAAAGAGCCTAGTCCTCCGCTTCCAGAGATGCCGAATCCGCCGAAGTCCGGCGCACTGAAGGTTCCCAAGGTTGAAGTGGATGGCATCAAAGATCCAAAACTGAAGCCGCCCAAGAAAAAGGATCTTAAGCTGGGTTTGGATCGGTCTGCCAAAGACTCAATGGATCGATTCTCCGATGGCCCAGAGGAGCCGACAGAGAAAACAGAAGCGGCTGGAGACTTCGATAGTCGTGGACTTGGCCTGGGTAGTGGTGCATCGCTCATTCCTGTGATCGAACCTCCGGATCAAAAGGATAAAGCCGATCCGGATGGTATCGACGCTGATGGGATAGCGGATTCAGACGCGAAGGATCCAGAACTTGAAGTGCCAGAGGTTGAACCGGAACTCGGTCTGCAGCCAATGGACGCTGAAGTATCGTCGCCCGAGGATTTCATCGAGCCGACGGCAGTCGATCAAGAGCCATCTCTCAATCTCGAATCGATCATGGCATCCTTTGCAGCGGTGCGAGTGCGGCTGGAGGAATTCGATGCTGCTCTATCGCAAAGCGTCGCAAGACTGCAGATGCCACAAGTCGCTGGCGAAGGCCTCTCGGACGATGTGAAGCGAGCCATCATTCAAACGGCTGAGAACACAGCTCAGCTTGCCGAACGCGCCCGCACGGGAGGCTTCGTGTTTAGCTGATGGGATTCTCAAACGGTGGATACAACTTCGAAGTTGCAGCGTTGTCCAAGAAAGCGACTCGCGGCAAGACGACTGCAGACACGATCGTCTATGTGGGCACTAACGGTGGCTCCATCGATCCAGCAGCAGCCGCTGATGCCGTATTTGCCTACTATCGAGCGACTCAACGAGACTTGGTTCCTTATCTGCAAGTTGATGGCGAGTACATCAATGAAAAGCATGCCCTTGTCAATGTGTCGATCAACAAGACCAAGCTTGATCCAGTCTCGTTCAATACCACCGGTGCATCAACGCATCTCAACCAATCGCTCTTCACCCGTGGGATCTATGCTGCGCCTGGCAAGATCGCACCTAACTATCGCGGTGCAATTGGTGTGAGCGACTCGGGCGTCGCCGGCGTCGATGTGACCGTTCCTGCGTTCGAGTTTTCTGTCCGCAAGAAGTTTGAATTTGTCTCGACTGAATACCTTCTTGCCATGGTCGCCATGACAGGGCGAGTCAATTCGACTGGCTGGTCGATCTTCGCTCCTGGTGAAGCGTTGTTCCTAGGTGGCGAGGGTGGCGAGGACGAACAGAACTGGGTTGATGTGACCTATCACTTCGCGGCGCGTCCCAATGAAATGAACTTGCGAGTTGGAAACATCAACGGTGTCGCGAAGCGAGGTTGGGACTACCTCTGGGTCAAACATGGTGAAGAGGTTGTCGGCGATCGAGTCTTGCAAGTTCCTGAAGCAGCCTACGTCGAACAGGTTTACCCCGAAGCGAACTTTAACGCATTGGGGATCGAGTAATGGCGAGGCGAGTTCGACCCGGCGAGAAACTGAATATCACGGCAGCGGAATACAACCGTCTGCTGGCGGCAGCCGATGCCATCGCTCGCGATCGTCTCTCAGGTGGCGGAGGAAACCGCACCCACGTTCGCGACGCTGCCACCGTTCGCGTTCACTATCAAAGTGCGACCACTGTGCCTATCGGTGGAATCGTCGGTTTCAACGCCCCACTAGGCGATCCTGACGTCGACAATACAGCACTCGCTCGCTTTGTACGTGACGCTACGATCCAGTCGGTGCGTCCAATCGCCGACGAACACACAGGTCGATTCGGTGTGGCCATCGAGCCGATCGCCGAGGACAAAGTCGGTCGAGTGGTATTCGCCGGCGTCGTCGCTGCCCGTGTGAATGTTCAAGAGTCTTGGCATCATCATGCCGATGTCTCCACCTCGGGAGGAACGACGCTCCAATCAAAGCCCAACGGGTCGGCTCAAATCCTGTGGCGACGCGATGCGAATCAAACGGGCGTCCAGTGGGCTGTTGTTCGAGTAGGAAAACCAGCCGATCCAGCGTTCCTTGTGAAGGTTCCTAGCGGTGGTATCCCGGGTCGATCCGGTTTAGCGACTGGTTCAGCCAACTGCGATCTTTTTCAACTAGACGATTCCGGGACCATTGAGCCAGTTCGACAGCCGAATGGTCAAGGCGTTCGCATCATCGCTCGAAACCCGAGCGCCCAGCGGATTCGAGGTCCGGTTTCCAACTACGAAGGTGAACAATATCTCAGCGTCACCTACGATGGCAATCGTTCCTGGATCATCGACCCGCCGAAGCAAACGTTGCTTTGCAAGCCAGTATCGCGGCTTAAAGCCAAGAGCTGGGGCATGGCTCGTGAACTGCGATATGCCAACGGAGTCTGGGCACCGATCGGAGTCAAGGTCGCAGTCTACAACGTCTGTGACTATGCCCTTCTGACAAGCCAACAGATTGTCTGCCATTTTCATGAAGACACCAGCGCTTACCTAACCATCGGATGCCGCTGCTGCGAGGGAAGCAGTAGTTCAGGTTCCAGCAGTAGCTCGTCTAGCTCCTCGAGTTCATCCTCATCGTCATCGTCGAGCAGCTCCAGCAGTTCCGGTAGTAGTTCGTCGAGCCCATCCTCGTCGAGCAGTTCGAGCGTCTCATCGAGTTCCTCCAGTTCCATCAGCTCATCAAGTAGCCAGTCTTCGATGAGCTCATCGTCGAGCGAGCATTCAAGTTCGTCGCAATCCTACTCGGCACCGTCGCTCTCAAGTTCTGGATCGAGTTCGTCTAGTCTCTCAAGTTCATCCGGTTCGAGCTCGTCGCATTCAAGCTCAAGCCAATCATCAAGTTCTGGATCATCTGCATCAAGCGGATCTTCTACCGACTCGAGCCAATCTATTTCACTGAGTGAGTCGTCCTACTCAAGCAGTCACTCATCGAGCGCATCAAGCTCTGATTCGAGTCATTCGAGCCAATCCAGCGGCTCCAGTGGATCGAGCTCGAGTGAATCGGAGTCGAGCCAGTCCGAATCAAGTGAATCAGAATCGAGCCAGTCTAAATCGAGCGAATCGGATTCGTCGCGAGAAAGCGAATCGTACTCCAGCGACGGCAGTTACAGCCGATCGTCTAGCGACAGCTACTCGGGATCATCCAGCGTTAGCGATTCCAGCAAGAGCGATTCGAGTGGAAGCGACAGCAGTCAATCCGATAGTTCGGAAAGCGAATCGATCAGTTCGGAAAGCGAGAGCCAATCGGAAAGCCAATCGGATTCCAACGAACCAAGCAGCGATAGCAGGTCGGTACCGAGTTACTCATGGCCCAGCTATTCGGAGCCCAGTTACTCCAGTGGCAGCGTGTCTGTGTCGGCGAGTGACTCCAGCGACAGTGAGAGTAATTCCCAAAGCGAGTCGGAGAGCCAGTCGGAAAGCGAATCAGGTAGCGAATCGCGATCAACGAGCGAGCCATCAAGCAGCGATGGGTCAGAAAGCCGATCTAGCAGCGATCGGCCAAGTTACAGCGAAAGTGAAAGCTATAGCGTTCCCTGGTCGACCAGTCATTCGGCCAGTGGATCTGGTAGCTATTCGCAGAGCGCCTCGGGCAGCGGATCAACGAGCGGCTCAGGCAGTGACTCATCGCCGTCGACAAGCGATTCAAATGATCCATCAATAAGCGACTCACACGATCCATCCACCAGCGAGTCGGATCGTCCAAGCGTAAGTCACTCCGATAGCGAGCCGCCAAGCGAACCTCCCACTTCCGACAGCAGCACGAGCGAACCATGCAACACGACATGGATTTGGTCGTGCGGTTGGCAGCTCCTTGAAAGTGATTGTCCCGAAGTTGGCGATCCACCGAGTGGATCGGGTGGGTACGACGGTGAAGTTGTGGAGGTGGCAGCATGATGCATTGTCCCAATCTGACCAACGACAACCGCTGCCAGGTTGCCAGCCATCTGGCCGATTGCTCCGTCCAGGCTTCGTCCAGCGGCTGCCGAGCCTGCAGCGAGTGTTCGAATCCACAAGCTGTCAACCTCGTGACGATCGGTATGGCCATCGTCAACCGGCGTCGACGCAATCAAAACGTCGACGAACTCAAAACACTGCTGAAGAGCTACCTGCCCAATCAGGAAGAGCCCACGACGCTGCGGATCGCGGCTTACAAGCCAGGTCCCGGCAGTGAACTTCGCAAGATGCTCGCATGGTTCGCAAGACCAAGCGACACCTGCAAGTGTGAGACCCGCGCCGAGACCATGAATGATTGGGGCGTGGAAGGATGCCGTACGAATCTCGACACCATTATCGAATGGCTTTTGGAAGAAGCCCAACTCAGAGGATTACCCCATGGAAAGTTTACTAGAACCATCGCCAAGTCACTCGTGCTCACTG